AGAATTTCCCAAGATGTAAATAATAATTATGATACCTACGATTCGGCTGTTGTGTGTGCTGAAAGCGAAGATGATGCACGAATGATACATCCAGCGAGATATTTTTGCGGTGATTATGAAGAGTGGGATGGAAAAGATGAAGAATTTTCTATGTGGTGTGCTGCAAAAGATGTGCAAGTAGAAATCATAGGTACCGCCGCTAATAATTTACCGAGAGGACTTGTAGTAGCTTCTTTTAATGCGGGATAAAGGAGTAAATAATGTTAAATTTTAAAGAATTCGAACCAAGCGTAAAAGAGATAAGATGCTTTTCTGATTTATTTAAAGGAGAGGCCGAGAGTTTACCGAAAGAAATGGTAAAACTCGCCGAGGAATATGGTGAGGAAAAGCAGGCCATTAAGTCCGTGGAAAATGAAATTAAGGCCCGCAAAAAAATACAGGCAGAAAAAGAAGAAAAACTTTTCGCCATGCTTGAGGCCGCAGGCATAGAAACTTTCGGCACAGGAAAATATACTTACTATAAAAGAGTTGATTCTTATCCATCAATCGCCAACGAAGAAATGGCTCACAAATGGATCAAAGAAGAAGGTTTTGGGGACATCATAAAACTCGCGGTTAACCTCAGGTCCCTTGGCTCAGCCATTAAAGAGGTTTTCGAAACAACTGGTGAGATGCCTGGCGAGGAAGATGGAATTAATATCCGAACTGTAAAACGAGTAGGGGTGAGGAAAAGATAATGGAAAAAATTGAGTTTATGTCAACAGCAAGTAGACCAGTTACCTTTTTTTTGGACAAAATAACATCTATTAGCAAGTTTGATGCTACAAGTACCATGATACATACTGTCGGTGATCCTGATGGTTATATGCTATTTGAAAGTTACGAAAAGATAATGCAGAAAATTGAGGAGGCTGAAGAGTGTTAATATATGATATTGAAATAAAACGCTGCATCCTTAGTAAGAATGAAAAGCCTATGGTGTCGAATATTGTAAGAGATGGCTGGGAGAACCATGGGGGGATGGGGGTGTCTTGTGTCTGCTGTTACGACTACCTGGATGATAGATATAGAGTTTTCCTCGAAGACAATATGGCAGACTTTGCACTCCTAGTCGCTGGCCGCAAAATTATTGTAGGATTTAATAATCTCGGCTTTGATAATAAAGTATTGGCTCACGAAGGTGTCGGCCCTTATGAACAAGATCTAGAATATCTCAATAAAAAGTCCTATGACATTTTTGAAGAGATCCGGTCAGCTGACGGCGGATGGTGCAGCCTTGACGCCATGGTAAAGACGAACAACCTGGCAACGGGAAAAACGGGCAACGGCGCGCTGGCCCCAGTATGGTACCAGGAAGGGCGAATCGGAAAATTAGTGGACTACTGTATGGCTGATGTATGGCTCACTAAAAAATTATTTGATAAAATACTTCGAGGTGAAGCGTTGATTAGCTCGAAAACTGGTCAGGTAATTAATATCAGAAAACCATAATAACTGTGTTTAGTTTTGTCCGCTAAAAAGTAGGACGTCACCTACTTAGCATCATACACTTACGCGGCGTAGGGGGAGGGATAATTGAAATTACGAGTGAAATGCTCATTGTGTGGTGGAACTGGCAAAGATAGATCTTGTATTCGGTGCTTTGACGGTTCGCAGGAAATCCGAAGTTGGCACGCTTCGCGTGGGTTAAAAATACCATCTGTAACTAAATTAGATTCGGGTTATTTCAGAATATCTTTTGGCAGGCAATCTTTTGCACAATTCCCTGTAAATTTTAAAGGTATCCTGAGTGACGAGTATATTTTTCAACCAGAATGGAGTCGACAAATGTTTAATGATTTTGAAATCGTATAATTAATATCAAAAAACCATAATACAAGGAGAAAGTACAAAGATGGCAGAAAAAAAGACAGAGACAACAGATGTTGCGGTCCATGAAGAGGCCAGTGTGCCGATAGTCGGCGGCGAGCTTTTCGACATGGGGGATCAAATGGAGGGAGTGGAGGCCCAACTGCCCCAAATAAAAATCGCTCACCAGGCCCAGATGTTTATCTTCCCCGATGGGAAAAAAGTAGAAACCTTTTGTGGCGTAATTTTGGATATGAACAGGACGAATGCTTATTGGGCTGAGAGCTTTGAGGAAAGTGGCGGCGGTACTCCCCCGACATGTTTAAGTCTTGATGGTTTAATACCTGAGCCCAGGTCCGAAGATATACAATCCCCTGCCAATAGTTGCCTCGATTGCCCACAAAACAAATTCGGGAGTGGTAAAAAAGACGGTAAAGCCTGTAAGAATATGAAAAGGATACATATCCTGGTAGATGGCTCTATGATGCCGTATAGATTGACCGCGCCACCGTCCAACCTGAAGGCTGTTGATCTTTATGTGAGTCTCCTCACTTCCCAAGGAATACCCTACCAACTGATTGAGACTGAATTTTCTCTTAGATCCACCCAGAACAAAGATGGAATCGAATATTCTGAGCTACATATGAGGAACTGCGGTCAGGCTCCTATGATCCATAGCGCAGAAGACGCCCAGAAAATGAAGGATCTTATTGTGCAATGGAAAGGCGTAATGAGGGGCGAGATGATTACAGAAAACGAAGTTTAGCAACTAACAAAAAAAAATCCTCCGGCTGGTCGTTTACGGACGGCTGGCCGGGTTTACTTTTTTTGGGAGGAAAAAATGAAAATCAATACAGAAATAATAGAAAAGATAAAAGACAAAGCAGGTGATTTACTCTCTCAATATATTGCAGAGATACAAACGGCAATAGAAAACGAAGGCGAGGTTTCAATCGGGCTCCCTATTAAAATAAAGCAGAGCGAGGAAAGATTTGATATCCAGATAGGGATTAGTTTTGTGAAAGCCCGTATCAAAGATGGCATCACTTTTTCTCTCGCTGACCAAATTGAAATGTTCAGCGATTAAGATATTATTCCCGGAAGTGCCCAAAATTTACAAATTAATCGGACCGCCTGGGACTGGGAAGACAGAATATCTATTGCGGCAAGTTGAAAGGGCTTGCGATAAGTATTTCCCTAAAGATATTGGAGTTGTTTCTCATACAGTGGCCTCAGTGAGCGAAGCTAAAAACCGAATAAAGAAAAAGCTTAATATCGAATGGAAAGATATCCCGAATGTCCGAACCATACATTCGCACTGTTTTAATCTTCTTGGCATAAAAAAAGAAGATGTAATGGAAACGGCGAAAAATATTAGGGAATTTAACGAAGATTATCCATCCCACCGACTATCGATCGGGCTTAAAAACGATGATGATTTAGAGCCGACAGAAAAAAATGATCAGATTTTTAACCAGATGCAAATTTTACGAAGCCGGATGGTTCCCCCGGATCAATGGCCGTTAGAATGTCAACATCTTGGCAGGGCTTGGCTCGAATATATGGAGGAGGAAGGGAAAATTGATTTTAACGGAATGTTGGAACAATGCCTTGATCATGAATTATCACCAAACATTAAGGTTTTAATGGTGGATGAGGCGCAAGATCTGCCCAGCCTGCAAATAGCATTGATCGAACAATGGGGCAGGAAGTGCGATACAATATTATACGCAGGCGACGCAAACCAGGCCATATTTCGGTTTGCTGGCAGCGATCCAAATAACTTCATCAATTTAAAAGCTAATAAAGTCATCCCTCTCCAACAATCTTACCGTCTGTCCCCTGCGGTGTTACAGAAATCTATTGAGATTATAAAACAAGCTAACATTAAAGAGCTTGTAGATTTTAAGGCAACAGACAAATATGGTGAGGGACAAATCGTATCGGTCAGGGACCCGGACCTATCCCTCCCTGGTAGCCACATGATTTTATGCCGGTGTCAATTCCAGGTTAAGCGATACATAAAAGCTCTTACGAAAGCTAATACACCTTTTTGTAACCAATATCGTAAAGAAGATAAAACCTGGAATCCTTTAGAGCTTGATGGTGCTGAATCTATCCGAATGTATCTAAGATTTCTCAGGGGTGAGGAGCTAAATATCTACGAGATTAAACAGATGATAAAGAATTGTGTTGCTAAGCTTTGCCTGAGGAGAGGAGCAAAGAAGAAAATTGAGGGCCTGCCTCTTACCGAAAAAAAGACTTACGAATTTTTCGGATTGCTTAATATGGGTTTCCTTGGTGAATTTCTCGACAAGCGGGGCGATATATCGGATTATTTTAGAGTAAAAGTGGAAAGCAAGGATCTTATCTACCATTTGGCCGAGAATAACCCTGATCAGTTTTTTAAGACTCCTCGAATTTGTGTGGGGACATACCATAGTGTTAAGGGTGGGTGCTCGCGGCATGTTTGGATTGATCCGAGTATAACACAAAAGATAAAAAAAGCTATAAACATCGATCCTGATGCCTGGGATGATGAAGTACGTTGTGCTTACGTTGCGTGTAGCAGGGCTCAAGAAACAGTGGGAATCCTCCCTGTGAAAGGATACAGGAATCCATTTTTATGATAAGGAGACCGAAAATGGGACGCAAAAAGAATGATAAAAAATTAGAGTGCCTGGAATGCTTGCATTGCAAGACCAGGGTTTTTAGAAAAAAGAGAGATTTGTTGGCCTGGTGTGGCAGAAAATCTATCAAGCCTAATGCGGCATGGATAAAAGAAATAGCTGACTTTAGCTGGCTCCGCCTTATATGGTGCGAATTACAAACAGATCAGTTTAATTCGCAGGGTTTTTCCCCTAGGAACGCGAGCCCACGCTACACTATATGGAACAAAAAAAAACTGAAGAAAAAGTTAAAGAAAGAAAAAAAATCAGTGTTTGTATCTAATCGGAGTAAAGAACCTTTCATCCTCAACGCAAAGGGCGTATGCCCCTTTAAGTCGATATGAGTTGCCGGACTTTAGCCCTCACTGTACTCCTGGATGCCGTCGATGATGCGACCGGAAAAGATCGTACGGTTTATAACCGGGTAGTCTACAAAGACACAACGAAAGGAGAGGGCAAAAGGCTAAAAGATAATGCTCTCGACTTTTTCTTTTCGAAAGAATCTGAGCCATATTGTCTTTTCTGGTGTGATTTAGCGGGTGAGCCATTATCCAGGTTTAGAAAAAAACTCCGCCATTTACGGGAATAAGATATTTTTTCTCACTTAACTCCCTGTAATTTTTACATTAAAAAAAATAATTCATATTTTTTCTAAAAAAAGCTTGACTTCTTGCCTTTATACTGTATCTTATATTTAATACTAAAAAATGGAGGTAAGACATGTATAACACTTTTGAGGATACCGGGACATACTACGCAAACAAAGAGATGGTAGAAAACCAGATCGTACTAAGCATGAGCAGCCACCTCATATATGATATTAGTAATGCAGAAGATGTTAGAATAATCAAAAAGGCTACAAATATTTTTTACAATATTGCCCAAGCTGAAATACAAGAGGATGGCCCATGTTTTTACGGCGAAGCATCAATTTTCAGAGACCCGGCAACCGACACTTTGTTATGGGAATACTAAAAAAGGGAATAGATAATGGATCTTAATCTATTTTTCGGTGGCAGTGAGTGCAGTACCAACCTGCGCGGCCTCTATTCAGGGGCACCCATTCTACGGCAAAAGGCTCGTAACAGAGAGGACAATCACGCTTTTGCCATTTTTCTGTGTCCGGGACATATAAATCCCCATAACGTTGGTTGTCATAGGAATGACCTATGGCCTGATTTTTTTCGCCTGGGTCAAAAAGCTCGGCATAATCAATTTCGTCGTTGGTATTTGGCATGATACCCATCATGTAGATATGATACAATATATTGAGAGGAGACGCAATGATTGGACTCGGCAAAAAAATATACTATAATCTGGATGGCACAATGGACTGGCTAAGAACTATTGTCAGGTCAGTCTATACTTTTCGAAAAAATAACGCTACCTACGTCGTCTCAATGGCGGCGAAGAGGGCGCAAAGGCTCTATTACAAGAAAACAGACATACGGACACTTTACAGGAGGAAATGCCATGGATAAGCTTTTGAGAGATATGGAAGCTCTTTGCAAAGATGCAAAGAAGCGGATGAAGCGATATCATAACACAGATTGGCAAGAACAACAAGTAGAAGATGAAGAAATGGCTGCGATAAAAGGCCGTGATGACATGAAGAGGGAGGAAAAACTTTTAAATTTGCTAGAACTTGAAGCAAGGGCGATAAAAGAATGTCGTGATGACATAAAAAAGGAATGGATTGATTATATGGATATAATTGACTACCTGGATACGATCAAATATATGGATACGGTCGATTATATGGACATGAAAAAGAATTGTAATACGGAAGACCTCCTTCGTTTACTGGAAGCCGAGATCCTGATATACAATATAGAGGGAGCAGATGGATAATCTAAGATTTGAGGAAATCAAAAAAAAGCTCAGGTTAACCAACCAGGAAGTAGCCGATACATTAGGTCTTAAACTGGGGATTATCGAAAGATGGGCTGAAGGGGTGTGGGAAATACCTCTTTGGGCTGAGAAATTTCTCTATGTTTTGTTTAAGATGAAGAGGAATAATTGGGACGCAGCTTATGAAAAAGGTTTTACCGAAGGCATAAAAAAAGTAGGACACGATGCTGTTTCAGGGTATTTTTCTGGTTATAGCGCGGGATATTCCGCGGCCAAGGAGGGGGAAAAATATGATAATTGAGGGAACGTGCGCTAATATTAGACGTGGCAGACTGTCTGAAAAAGCGAAAAATCTAAAGAGATTCGTTGAGCAGTGGGCCGAATTCGCTGACGAAGAGTCGGCCTTAACGTTTACTGATGATGATGTAAAGTATATTGCAGAAACTTTACACCTGGAAGGCCCAGGTCTTACCAAATACCACACAATGGCTGAAGCCATGGAGGTTTAAAATGATAAGCAAAGAAATAGCAAGAACGAGAGCAGAAGTAAGAAAAGTAATTGAAAAAGGCTTACGGTTTGCTATAACAAGCAGTATTGCCTCTATCAACCAAAATGCAAGTTTTAAATGGTGCATAACCTGTTGGCGGGGTGATTTAGTGGATGACATCCTGCATACATGGTTAGAAGATGAGGATGGGGATATTGCTATTGACCGGTTGGTGAACCTGCTAATTTATTGATATGAGGATCTTTATCAGTATATGTGGTATAATAGCTCTTACGGTAATATTCCCAGGTAAGGTCCTGGGAGAAACAGCAATTGAAGAGCAGATAATAAGGCACGAGGACTTCAGGTCTAAGGTTTTTGTAGGCCCGGAAGGTGCTACGCTTATTGGCTATGGACGTAATTTAAAAGATAAGGGCCTCACAAGGGCAGAAGCCTTAATGTTGCTGAAAAACGATATTAGGGAATGCGAAGCTGATCTGCATAAAATTTTCGGTAAGCTCTTTTGGGGAATAGGTAGCAGTAGACGTATGGCCTTAATCGATATGCGGTATACTTTAGGACCGAGCGGTTTTAGAGAATTTGAGCGGATGATAAGGGCAATAAAAGCTGAGAATTTTGCCCTTGCTGCTAAAGAGATGAAGGATAGTAGATGGTACAGGCAGGTCGGTATCCGTGGTAAGATATTATATGATATGATACTTAAAGGGGATAATAAATGAAAGTTAAGACAAGAATAACGTTCGAGGTTGAATACCCGCTGGAAATGGATTTCTACGATAAAGATGAGGATGTGGCCCTGGAAATGGAAAAAACTTTTGTTACCGATAATCCTTTATGGATAATAGATGCTTTTGCAGCTAAGGACTCAGGATCTTTTACTGTGGAGGTTAAGAAGGCGGAACTTGCATAATAATTTCAGTATGTTGCGTTAAAAATGTAAGAAAGGTGTTACACTTATGTAACACTGGTGCGTCACTTATGTAACACTGGTGCGTCACTTATGTAACATGAAAAGGAAATAAAAAAAACCATGAAAAGAATAGAGAGGACAGAAAAAACCAAAAACATGCATCGCCTTACGCTAATGGAGTATTTGAGCAATCCCGATAATCCTCCCCTAAATCGAACGCATTTATCGACCGATGTCCTTGGTTTCTCGCAAGCATCAGTACTCTACCAGGTTTTTACGCCTGACGAATTGACTGAAATTGAGGATGAAGCTTTGGAGGCCCGGCGTAAGAGGTACGCCAGTAAATTAGCTATGGTGGATGATGCAGTATTGCGGAGGGCGGCCAGTAATGAAGGGACGGCGGCCGATGCTAAGTTAGCCTTTCAACGTTTTGAGGGTTGGTCTGAAAAACAGAAACAGGAAATCATTTTTGATGGACCGATGTTGCAACAAATATTTGCTATCTTTCCACCGGAAATTGCGACAAAGATTAAACTAGCCTTAATTGCCAAACACAAGGAATTGACATGAATCTCATCGAACTAAGGAATGAACTCAATCAATTTATTGACGCCGGACTTGGGGAGAAAAAAGTAGGAATTGCCCAGATTGGCAATTCTGAGTATGACGAGGTAGGCGGTCTCAATGTTTCGAGTGATTTTACTACCATACTTATTTACTTGGCTCAGGAGAGTTGACATGACAAGCAGTTGTCCGTACTGCAACGCAAAAATTAAGGAATTCCTGAAAGAATATTGGCACGATAATAAAGGCCCTACTCTTTTCAGGATTCAATGCCCTAAATGCGGGG